CCTTGACGATAGAACATAAATTCAATCGGTAACGCGCACCCAAGGAGGTGATGCGGCTTTTTAGTATTGATAACACCATCTTGTAATAATCTAGTTAAAGTTTGTACCCTACCTAATGCATAACCCATCCATTTATTAGGATGGGGACAAACCTCGAGGTAGTACGAGTAGTCAAAAGAAATTGCAATCTTATCTACACCAATTACATTATCAAGATAATCATAGCATTGAACTATGTCTTCATAACTCTTACCCTGAACGACACCAATGCATTTACTATTCTTTGGTGTCTTACCCCAGTATTTTTCTTTCCAGTCCAATGCGTTATCCATCGTACCGAGCGTATCTTCAAGTACATCAGGGATAATATACTCGGTCGGTTTGAGTTCATCTATCCAATGAGCATATCGTTCAGAATCAAAAGCTGTACCCAATTCAAAGATAGAATTATCTAGTAAGACAGTTCGACCTTGAGCTAGAGAGTCTTTAAAGAATTGTAGGTAAGTTGGTTCGGTCTCGAACAAGTGGACAAGAGCGTAATCGTAATCGTTATAACTACGAGACCGATCAAGAAGGCAAAGCGGGGATTCATGACTAATTTTCATTGTAGTTTCTCAATAATATCTGTTGTAACAGGCACCCACATTACAACATCTTCATACTTAGTTTTCTTTGCACGATGCTTATTCTCATTAATATAAGCTATCATGTCTTGTATATTATAACGGAAAATAGATTTAGTAGCCACATCTACTCCGTAAATTTGCTCAGCGGTAGTAGTATATAACCACCCCGCCTGCTGTCTCTTCTTGTTATACAACTCCACGCAAAGGGTACCCTCGTAATAGTTTGCTTTAACATCAACAGGTATACCGTCAATAATACAATCTATTTTAAGTTTCACTTGACTGTTAATATCGTTCTTATCTTCAAAAAGGATATTATTAGTTTCGCAATACTCTTCTACAATGGCCTCGCCAAGGTCACCCTTGGCACCTCTAGCACCATAGCGACCTTCGGAGTTTGCATACCATGTCATATTACTTTTTAATCAATGACATGAACTCAGCACGGCAATCGGGTTCACTCTTAAAACAACCACCAAGCTTGGCAGTAAGCGTAGAAGAGGAATGATCTTCAACCCCACGACTCTTAACACAATAATGAGTACCTTCAATCACAACTGCAACATCTTCAGTACCAAGAATAAAGACCAATGCATGGTATACCTGCTCGGCAATACGTTCCTGCACCTGAGGGCGACGGGCAAAGTATTCTACAATACGATTTAACTTAGATAGACCAAGGACTTTACCTTTAGGGATATAACCAATATGTGCCTTACCATCGATGGTAACAAAGTGATGCTCGCAGTTAGACATCATAGTAATATCTTTCTCAACCACCATCTCATCGTACCCCATCTTATTATCAATAACGGTACACTTAGGAAAGTTTTCTGGTTTCAAGCCCCAGAAAATCTCTCGCACAAACATCTTAGCTACACGCTTAGGTGTATCCATCAACGAGTCGTCGGTCAAATCAAGACCCAACGTTTCCATAATAACAGCAAAGTTCTTTTCGATCTTTGCAATCTTACGCTCGTCCTTAACCCCGAGTCTATCCAATACGATAGGCGTATGAACACCTTTAGAGATAAGATATTCTTCTACTTTATAGCCGAGTTCGGCATCTGTTTTTCCAGCTTGTAATGACATTTTAGGTTCCCCATTCGTTTTTAAATAAAGGCACTTGAAGGCGATCGCTATAACGATACCCCTTCTTCATGGCAAGTTCTGCCACAGCCCGGTTGTTCATATGATATACCGACTCAACACCACCAACAGGCATCAAGTATACCGGTCCTTTAAAGCCAGCTGCGCGATATGCTTCTACTGCCTTCTCTGCTTCGTCAGCATCTTCTTGTGATGCAACTACAAACTTCAAGTACACATACCCCACCGTACCATAGTCAGCAATGATTTCTGGCTTAATAGCATCATCCCACTTTTCACCTGATACCGACAACTTAGGTGATACAGAGAATGTTATCTGGCGATCGAAGTTACCAGGCACACCCCATCCCCATCTATCAAGATAGTCTTTAAACGTATCGGTAAGTTCTTGTGTACCATTGGTCTCAAAGGTAATTTCCTTCAATGCTCTCATCTTTGGATGTTCAAGCAAGTCAGGGTACGCTCTCTGCCATCCTAGTAAAGGTTCACCACCGGTAATTACAAGGTGCTCTTCCTTCCATTCTTTGTACGGTAGAGAATCCACAACAGCTTCGGCAACCGAGTCAGTATCAAGTACGGGAGATAGATGCTTAAAACGAGGATCCCAGCTAGCGTATGAATCACAACCTGTACTGACAAGCGGCAATTCTTTATATGAAAGGAACTTCTTAACTTCTGCCGCCACATAGTCGACCTCTTTACTTTGTTCACCCTTAGGCATACCAAAGCCACTACAGGTAAAGTTACAACCAAAGGTGCGAAGGAATACAGAAGGTACACCCATGTACCGGCCTTCACCTTGGATGGAATAGAATAGCTCTGCTACTTTAAGTTTAGCCATTAGACAAGCTCCTCCGCAATGCCGAGAATTTCAGCAACGATTAAGAGGATACCTGTAGTAATAAGGCTACCGTAAATGAGAGCAATGCCAGCTAGAATACGTAGACCGCTTTTTACAAAGCTAATCTTACGGTGGCGGTCGGGATCTGGAAGCAGATCAAAGTCAAATTGAATCATTAGATTCTCCTAGTTGTACGTGGAAGGGCACGATCCATTATATAGGCTAGTCATAATCAGGATCAACGGGTTCTGGTGGTTTCTCGATAACATATCTACCGAAAGCCAACCTGGTTTTTTTAAGCTTAGGAAAGGGAGCAGGAGGCCAATCTGGATTAATCCAAGTCGACTTCTTACGAGGGGAACAAGAGGTATTAATTATAAAGAAACGTTCACGAGGTACTCCTGCCTGCTTGCGAGCCTTATTAATATGCTGCCACAGGAAGAGACCGTCTTCATCTTCTGGGGTACTCTCATAGGTTTTATCCTCTGAGGCGTAACCATCTTTATCTTTAATATAGTAATATACTTTAACAGGCATGTACCTATTATAAGCTATACCTTATTCAACGTCAAGCGTTCCTTCGTCAGAAACGGCTTTTTTCTTAGGTTTTTTTACCGTTCTCTTATCAATATCAATGTTATCTACCTGCTTTCGCATCATTTCTACAATGGAATTCGCGAATTCTTCATTACCGTCAGAATGTGCTATCAGCATATCAATATCAATGTTTTCAAGTAACTTGTATTTAGTAGCTTGCTGTTTCTTTTCTTTCTGTATACGTCTTACGAACGCAAAGAAAGTAATTTGAGTAAAATAAGCAAAAGGGTTCATACCTCTTTCGGGGTCAAACTTCTCAACAGCAGTCAAGCAGTTCTCTATCCCATCAGAGATCATATCGTCTTTAAACGTATAATTAATAAAGTTAGCTTTATATGATAGGTGGGTTGCTATCTTAAGAAAGCACTCACCAATATATTCTGTAACTCTAGGCTTTTCTAGATTACCCTCTTTTGCCTCTAAGACCTTCTTACGATATTCAACTAAAGCTTCAAAAAACTTTTTATTGTCGACGTAATGGGCAGGGGCTTTTTTAGTGGAGGGTACGTTCTCCACTACTTGACCAACTATCATTATCTTCCTCCTCGGAGATTTCATTATCACTATTATCGTCATCACCCGAGAGTGCTTGTTCAATATCTTCTTCTGTAGCCATTTCTAAACTATCGTACTCAATAATAAATTGCTTATATTGAGACTCTGCTTTCTCTAACACGTTAGTTACAATTACAACGTTGCGTGCAGGAATTCTTAAAACTTCTTTTGCAGACATCTTAAGCCAGGGCTGCATAATATAGGACTCAATAACGCCCCCGGCGTAAGGCATCTTCATTGAATGTATTTCTACAGGCTCAGAAACTTCAATATATTTCTTATCCGCCAGATCCATACACTCATCTTCAGTAGAGACAATTAAATTCTCCCCACTGGTTAATTTTAAAAACTTACAGTACATTATAGAGATACCTTTACTAATTTGTAGTCAAAGTGCTCATCATTATAGGTCTTAATTCTCTCGATCATATGTAATAATGTATAGTTCTTTCTTGCTTTCCAAGTCAGATCATCACCAATATCATATAGATTACAAAACGTCTTTGCATCACCTTTTCGTAAACCCCTACCTACCGATTGTAAGTTTCTAATCTTAGACTTCGTAGGTGATGCAAATATAATATTGTGAAGGTTCCTAATATTTATGCCTGTAGAAAATGTACCGTAGGATGCAACAATAATAGCATCGTTCTCTAACTCTGTAATGCGTCTGATATCTTCTCTATCAGCAGTCTCAGTACCACCGAATACAAAGAATACTTTTCTATCACCGGCCTTGGCCTTAATCATATCAAAAAGTATCTGTCCATGCTTCTCTACATACTGAAATAGTACCAATGAGTTACCTGTCTGTTTGAGTGCAAGATTACGAATAAATTTATTTCTAGGTTCGTACCCACAAAGGAAGTCCATCTCATCGGGGTACTTATTATCCTTGCAAGCCTTCTTAACATCATCAGGGTACTGCAGTACAAGACCAAAGATTCTTAACTCAGCCAATTGATCGTTATCCATCAATTGCTTGGTAGACGTTACCTTGTATACAGAACCGAAGAGGCCTTCTAATACTAACCTATGAGTCTTCGTACCATCCAGTGTACCCGTTGTACCGATACGATAAGGCGTGTTAACCATCTTATGCATAATACCGGTTAAGGACTTAGCCTTAAAAGTATGTGCTTCATCTCCATACACTACTTGATAGTTCTCGAAAAACTTCTTAGGTAGTTCGTAAACAGATTGCCAAGTAGAGATTACTATTGGTAAGAGGTTCTCTTTAGAATGCCCTGAATATATACGTGAGCAAGATTCTGATACTTTCCATCCATTGTTTTGAGAGTAAGATTGGAAATCAGCGTACATTTGCTCGACCAAAGAGGTCGTAGGGACCAGGATAAGCTGGCGCCTTCCAAACTTTTCATTCCAACGGAGTAGACAGTAGATGATAAGAGATTTACCGGAACCTGTTGGGGACAGAAGAAGGCGTCTTCCATCGGTAATTGCTCTATAAACTGCATCGAGTTGATAATCTCTGATGGACTCGCCACCGGGGAGTGATAGGTTAAGTTCATTAATAAATTCTTTCAACAGTTCTATTGTTACTGAATCAGCCTGTTCAATATATTCACTATAGTCAATTGTGTATTGATTGACTTCGGCAAAATGTTCTAGATAACTTTTTAAACCAACATATAACTCTTTTGTAAACATAGAGAAGAGTCTAATCTTACCATCCCATAACTTGTTACGGAAGAGAGGATGAAACTTAGCTCCCGGAGCATCAAAAGAAAAATGGTCAGCCAACTCCTGTGCAATACTAGGATCAGATTGAACAGTTAGGTAAACATTATTTTTCTTCTTGATTGCTATATCGGCCATTACATCATACCGTTAGTAAACTTAGCCCACTCAATACCCGATTTAATATCCCAGGTACGAGAGTTAAGTGATCTGATTATTTGTTCTAGTGTATAGATAGTAGTCTTAAAATATTCTATCTTATCTTGTAGTTCAATTAGCTTATCATCGCATTCAAGCAATTCATCCATTTCATTCTTTAATGGCTTGTTACCTTGATATTGTGACCAACCTTCATCTTCTAATTCTTGCTTAGTCATCTCACCCCTGAAGTATTTGTACTTCATACGCCTGGTGTTGAGGTAATCAGACTCAGCCTTACGAAGCTGTAACTTGGTCTTAGATAAGACTGTAATATATTTTGCGTGGAGGATAGGAACCCGGGCAGCTTCGTGCCCAAGGTTCGTTTCATTGATAGGAGCGTCTCTAGTCCACTCCTCTGTCAATTCACTTAGTTTCATAATGTAGTTAGTTAACTTTATTCAGGAAGATCTAAAGTTAGAATCTCTTCTCTCTTCTCTTCCGGTTGAGGTCCAAAGCTAATAATAGCTTCTGGGTTACCCTGGAAGCAGAAATGACCGTAGTGGTTTAGAGAGATAGATGGGTCAAGCCAAACATCACCACCAATTTCTTGCCAGCGACGGCAGAACGTATAGTCTTCTGACAGATAGCGGCGATCAATAGGATCGATCATAGTATCGAACAATGCATAGAAATGATCTTTCAAGTCAGCATTGGCAATGTTAACGTCGTTGTTGTACTTAAGTTCAGGGTATGCCTTAATCATCTTAAGAATAGCTTCACGACTAATCATCATAAAGCCAGTACCAGCATCATGAAGTTTAATCAACCCGTTCTCAACACCAATGGTCTTAGTTTCTTTATCTACAAACTTAAAGTTAATAGCATAGTCAGAACCGAAAGATGCCATATCACGATCAGACAACTCTTTACTCTTATTTGCAGGATCAGTTAGATTAGCTCTAATCTTATCCCAGGCAACACCCTTCTTAGGATATGCACCTACAACGACGTCCTTCTTGTGAGCATAGAGCTTCAAGATGTCTTCCGTCTGGAACTCAATATCGGCATCAACAAACATAAGGTGAGTATAATCAGATGCAAGGAAGTAAGCTACCAATACATTACGTGCACGAGTAACCAAGGACTCGTTGGCAATAGTACCGAACGCGAGAGGGATTTGATGACCGTTAAAGAATGTCATCATCTTGATGACAGACCGGAAGTAAGGTTCGTTTAGCTGACCCCCATAGCATGGTGTAGCGATAAAGAATTTGTTTTTACGAATCTCTTCAACAGAAAGTTGAACTTGCTTAGTTGCCATAATTTAGCTCCAAAAAAAGAATTATAATACTTCAATATCAAATAGTTTAT